TTGTCCAAGATAATATTCTATAGTAAATGATTCATCTACAACTTTTCCAGCAGGAACTAATAATTGATTATTTCTGTCTCTAAATTCTATAGTTTCATAATGATGGATATTGGATAATTCTTGTTGTGTATATTTTTCATTAATATAAGTACTTAAATCATTTTGAGTCATAGGCCATTCATTCTTAATATCAATTATATTATTGGACATCAATATTACCCAATCCAAGTTATCATCACCATATACCTTTTCAGCTACGTTATCTGGTCTTTCATCACCAATAATTTTATATTGATCAAATACTACAAAATTGGAAAATAAATCCTCTCGTATTTTAACTCTACGAAAGAGATTTTTTGTTTCTACGTAATCAGTATTACTCTGCTTAGTTTTAAGTAGAGATGGATAATCTAAATTTGGTAATTTTCGGAAATAATTAGACATTTAGAGACCTACATCGTCGTGAGAATCAAATTCCAAGTAATCTTGATCATATAGAGGAACTAATTCTGCAAAGGTTAATGTTACAAAGGTTGTTATTGGTTGACTGTCTTCATCGTATGCAGCAAATCTACCAAGACCACCTGTATAATCTACATTAATACTTTTCAAAGCACATGTTTTAAATTTATTTAAACCTTTGATATCTTGTTGCGTCTTGGCCTTTATATATCTAAGTTTAAATACATCTGGTGTTCCTAGTAACCAATTTCCTGTAGATTCGCCTTTAGCGCCTCTTTTTGGATTTTTCTTGGTTGACATATGTTGTTTTAGGGATCTTATTATCATACGAACTTTTGCAGATTCATCCGAACTACGTGGACTGAATCTGAACATAAAGGTAAAATCTCTTAGTTGTGGCCCAGTGAATAATAACTCAAGATTTGGGTTCTTTACAACACCAAATTTTCTGTTGAGAGCTTGATCAACATCTACAGTTAGACCTAGTGTTTTGCTTGCAGCAGCTATTAGATTTAGTTGTTGTCTTCTTCTAAATCCTTTATTTTTTAATGCCCCTTTTAATCCTTTTGTTACATCCCCCATAGTTTCTCCAAATCCCCCACCTTCAAAATCACCACGACCTAATGCAGCACCACCCATATTTTCAATAACACTATCACTTAATTCCCCTGCAAGATTGCCCATCTTTTCACCACCCCATTCAACCCGATTTCCATCTTTAATGTCTGATGGCATAGGTAGTTGGATTGTACCTTGAAGTTCTTCTAATCTTTGGTTTTGTCTGTTCTGTCTTCTACTAGCTGCATATGAATAATCTGTACCTGATTGTGTAGTTATTGATCCTTTATTAGTTTCATTATTTACTCCTTTTTTATTAGATTTAATGCCATAACCCTGAGAGGTTCTAGTGATGCCAGGCAAAACTTTTGCAGGTCTATATTTGAAGATTTGAATTTCAAAGTAATCTTGAATACTTGTATCTAAATCTACTGGATATTGTAATACTTGACCACCATTAATCTTAGATAAGGATTGTTTACCATATTGAGTATTTAATCCTTCATAATCCCCTGATGCATATTCACCAAAAGAACGAGTTGATGTATCCTGATTGAAACCTCTTTCTATAGATTTGGTATCAACATCTTTTAGTGTATTATATAATTGGACATTTGATGTATCTAAATTGAAATATTCGCTCATTTTCCTAATACCCAATTTTTAACTTGTTTTCTTACATTATTTAAGAATTCTATTGATCCATATGCATCAATTAAAGTTGCATTATCATTAATTAAGTCACTAGTGGATCCTCTGTTTATTACATTGGAAATTTTTTCGGTATACATTAATGTACCTGTGGGTGTATAACTGGATGATAATCCAGTGGTAACATTACTAACAGTAGCTATACCATTAGATCCCCCTCCAGATATGGTGATAGTATCACCTACATGGTAGTTATCCCCTGCAGATTGTATTGCAAGTGATGTTATAGCTCCATCACCATTTACTGCACCTATATTAACTAAACAGTCTTTACCTCTAAAGTTTGAGGTAGTTGCTACTTCATTTGCAACACTATATCCAGTACCCATTCCACTTGTGTTTAATGTCAATGAAGCAATACGACCAGTATTTAATAATTCAGCATCGAATTGAGATGCGAATTCATAACTATAAACACTATATGTTTCATTATCTGGAGTAAGATCAACACTAAAATAATATTTCTTATTTGATGCCGTTTTAAATCTAGTATTATTGTATATGGCCATTACTTATCCCTCCATACTCTATAGGAAGGAATATCCCTACCAGTAGTATTAACGAATTTTGATGTGGGTAATAATGACACTCCTGACATCTCCTCTTCTGGTACTCTCATTACTTGTTTTTGTACACCACTAAAATAATACTTATGTATAGTTTTACTAGGTACAATTGCATCATCAACTCTATTTAGAAGGCTTAATGCAACACCTTCTCTTAATTTCATATTTAGGTAGTGTAAGTTTGCTCCAAGAAATCCATCTGCAAATACACCCATTACATAAGTCATTGGAAATTGATCATACCACTTTAATCTTTGTGGTTTAGTTGCAATGTAATTGAAGAAATACATTTCACCAACTTCTACTGGTGATGATATATTTCCAAATTCGCCAGGATCATCATATTTCTTACCTTGATAACTTGACAACACTTCCATTAATTTGCCACGATACCAATCACGGCTACGGTTTCGTTTGCCTGCTTCTTTTACTATGTCTTCTGCAATGCTCATTTAATACCTAACTCTTTTTCTGTGAAGATTTTAAATTCCCATAATCTGTCATCACAAAAATCTTTTGCAGCTTTCCATTTAGCTTGATTCACACCCCATGTATAAACCTCATTCATCCAAGTTTTTGTTTTCTTGGGTGGATTTACTATAGGTTCTTTACATTGTCTTGCTGGTTTGACCTCTACTACCATTCTACGAGTCTTATTAGACCCATCAATGTATTTAATATAGAAGTCTGGAAAGTAACGTCTTCTCCTACCACTAACAGGATCTCTGTAGGGTATTGCAAATTCCTCACTTCCCCATTCAAGGATTTTGTTATTAGTATCACAATACATCATGAATTTACGCTCCCATAATGATCTATAAACGACGTTCGTGGGATCGCCTTTATACTTGGTGGGATTCTTTGGCCTATATTTTCCACTATAGCTCATAAATAAAAGCTGACTAGCTGATATCTATTTAGAGATCGATGACAAGAAAACCAACAAAATACGCTATAGATGATATTAAGTCACGGTTTCAGACTGTAGCTATTGATAATAGGTATCAAGTTTTTCTAAGACCTAATGCAACAATTTACACTGCTGCAAGAAGAGTTGGAGTGAATAGAAGATTTATTGATGAAGATTTAGGATTATATTGTTCTGATGCTATCTTGCCTGGATCTAATCTTGTTCCTATTGAAGTTGTAGGTGATAGACAAGGTATTACTGAAAAACTTCCATTTTCTAGAATATATGATGATGTTACCTTTACCTTTATGGTTGATAGAGATTATAAAACTCTAAAGTTTTTTGAGTCTTGGTTACAAACAGTAAATCCTCTTCATGGTAGTAGTTCAAACACAGCTTCATCTAATGCGGTAACTACTTTTAATTATCCTAAAGATTATAAGATTGATTTGGGTATAATAAAATTTAATAAAGATTTTTTTGAAACTAAAAGAGGAAGTGTGTCACGTTATACTTTCTTTGAAGCTTTTCCATTATCTATTGCTGGATCTCCAGTAAATTATGAATCTGGTAGTGTACTTAAATTAAATGTTACTATTGCATATACTAGATTTATTATGGATGATGTAACCAGAACAATGAAGAGATTTGGTAGATCGGGTCTGTCAGATTCTGGTGATGTTGGTAATCTTGATGATGATACTACAGTGGTAAACGTTGATTTACAAAAGAAAGTACAAAAAAGTCCAAGTGGAAGTACAATAAGTGCTCCATCAAGTAATTTTGGAAAGAATCTACTAAATGCAGGACCAAGTAATAATGATATAAAATTCCCATCTCGTGGTAATTTTAGGGCATTTTGATAACCTCCCTATATAAAATACTGAAAAGCTTA